ATGACCCGGTTCCTGACCTGGCTCTCGAACTTCTTTCGACACGCGGCAAACCAGAAGCGCGGGATCGTTAGGCAGGAACCCGTCGTCGCTCATGCCGGGCCCGTCTCCGCTGTGGCATCGGCCACTGCGCCGGCCGCCATAGAGGCGGGTGAGGCAGAAAAGCCCACACTGCCAGAGATCGCGTCGACCACCGAGACGCCTCAGCAGCAGGTCCGTCAACTCATCAAGCAGGCTCTCGAGGCGCCTACACCCGATCAGTTCGTCGACTTCATAGTGTTCACAAAGAACTTCCGCCGCATGGGCGTCTGGAACACCAGGATGGCGTATATTCAACGTCCTGGCGCTTCGGTGATTGCGACGGAAGTCGAATGGAAATCTGTTGGCCGCCATGTGCTTCCAGACGCGGTGCCGATCATTATCCTCTGGCCGTTCTCACCTATCAGGTACGTGTACGAGCTCGCAGATACCGGCCCGCCGGTGGATCGTGAGGCGATCGGGGATCCCTTCGCTGCCACGGGGGTCTTTGCGCCGGGAATGCTCAACCGATTGGTGCGGGAGTTGGACAAGCAGAAGACGTTCAAGGTGAAGGTGGAGCTGCGTCGACAAGGCTTTAGCTACGCTGGCTCAGCCGCTGCGCAGTCTATTCTACCGGGACTGTCCGGCGGGAGCCTCGGGCCGGTCGATCAGAGTAAGATAGGGGATTTCGCTTCGGCGAATGCAGAGGTCTCCGCATCTTCAGGCGGCGATGTGCCCGTTTATCGTGTCACGCTGAATGATCGCCTCGACGAGAAGGAAAGGTTCGTGACCCTTGCACACGAGCTGGGCCATGTCTTCTGCGGTCACCTCGGGCCTTGCCGGTCTCGCGCCGCAGAAGGAGACGAGTATGACAGCGAGGCAGGCTGGGGCGACCGCCGCCACGTCTCAAAGGGCGTGCGTGAAGTCGAAGCGGAAGCTGTCGCATTCCTGATCGCTTCCCGCGCGGGGCTCGTCACTGGCTCTGCCGCCTACCTGAAGGGGTACCTGGAGAAGGTGAAGGTGGACGACGTCGATCTTGATGTGATCGTACGGGCGGCTTCGCGGATCGAGCGGATTGGCAAGATCAGCTACGGCAAGATGACGTTCAAGACTACCGCGGGGGAGTGACTTCGTTCGTGGTTCGCCGCTGCTCTTCCCAGGAAACGGGAAATGGCTCCATCAGCCCGGGCAGCGTCATCCCCTCCGGCTGCCGCCCATTCAGGATCGCTTCCACGATGTCCGGCGCCAGCAGCGTCAGCCGGAGCACGCGCGAGACGTAGGACGAGTTGATCTTCTCGGCCGCGGCCAGTTCGTTGATCGTGCTGAAGCGCCCGGTCTCCAGCATCCGCCGCCACCGGAAGGCCCGCGCGACCGCCTTGATGAGCGTGATGTCCTGCCGGCGCTCCAGCACCAGCACGCCGGGCGTCACCATCGCCTTTCGCCCGCCGCTCGGCTTCACCCGGAGTGGGATGACCACCGTAAGGGTCTGCGCCGCGTCGCTCATGCTGCCGCCCTCCCGGCCTCGGGCTCTCGGGCGGCGAGGTCTCGGACCAGGCTGCCGAGCCCGTCGAGCCGTAGCCGCACCGCGGCGCCCTCGACCCGGACGTCGACCCGGTCCACCAGCAGCCGCACGATGCGCGCCCGCTCGGCGGGGAAGAGTTCGTCCCACAGCGGCTCGATCCGCTCCAGGGCCAGCAGCACCTCCTGCTCCGTCACGTCTGGCGCCGTCGCGCGTGCCGCCCGCCAGGTGCCGACTACCATCTCGGGCTGCCGCAGCAGCGCGCGCACCTGCGCGATGACCGCCGCCTCGATCTCTCCGGCCGGCAGCCGCGCGATGGCCGGCCGCTCAGTCCCGCCACCCTTCAGCACCGCCTGGCTGACATAGTAGCGGTAGATTTGCCCGCCCCGCCCGCGGCTGTGGCTCGGCGACATGGCGCGCCCCTCGCTGTCGAAGATCAGCCCGCGAAGCAGCGGCGCCGTGGTGTTCCGCGTCCGGTTGATCCGCACCCGCGGGCTGACCTGCAGGATTGCGTGCACCGCGTCCCACTGCGCCTGTGTGACGATGGCGTCGTGCTCGCCGGGATAGGCCGTGCCCTTGTGCACCGCCTCGCCGAGATACACGCGGTTGCTGAGGATCCGGTAGACGTCGCTCTTCGTGAGCGGGCGGCCCCGCTTCGTGGTGGCGCCCTCCGCGCGCAGCACCTGCACCAGTCGGGTGCAGGACTCCAGCTCGACGAAGCCCTGCAAGATTCGCCGCACAAGCGCGGCCTCGGCGTCGTTCACCACCAGCTTCCGCTCCCGCACGTCGTAGCCGAGCGGTACGTATCCGCCCATCCACATGCCGCGCTTGCGCGACGCCGCCACCTTGTCGCGGATGCGCTCGCCAATGACCTCTCTTTCGAATTGAGCAAAGCTGAGCAGGATGTTCAGCGTTAGCCGGCCCATGCTGGTGGTGGTGTTGAAGGACTGCGTGACCGAGACGAAGGTCACGTTGTTAGCGTCGAACACCTCGACCAGCTTGGTGAAGTCGACCAGCGAGCGAGAGAGGCGGTCGATCTTGTACACGACCACCACATCGACCAGCCCCTCCTGGATGTCGGCTACGAGGCGCTTGAGCGCGGGACGTTCGAGGGTGCCGCCGGAGATGCCGCCATCGTCGTAGCGGTCGCGCACTAGCACCCACCCCTCCGCGCGCTGGCTGGCGATGAAGGCCTCGCAGGCCTCACGCTGCGCGTCGAGGGAGTTGAACTCCATGTCCAGGCCCTCCTCGCTCGACTTCCGGGTGTAGACCGCGCAGCGGAGCTTCCGCACTGTGGCCGGCATCGCGCTGGCCGGCTTTGTGTCGCGCTTCATACTGCGTCCCGGCTCGGGCGCAGCCCGAAGAACACGCGACCATTCCACCGCGTGCCGGTGATGGCGCGGGCGATGGCGGAGAGCGATTGGTAGGGCTGGCCCTGGTATTCGTACCCGGCGCGGGTCACGGTCACCACGTGCTCGACACCCTGGTACTCGCGGATCAGCTGCGTGCCAGCTATTGGCTTGTCGTCGCCGCGCATGCGGCGGACGGTGATCCTGCCGCCGTCGAGCTGCTCGCCGAGCGCCTCGAGGCGGGCGAGCGTCTCGGGCTTCAGGCCGCCATGGGCCAGTTCCTGGATGCGGTAGGCGAGCCGGCTCTCCAGAAAGCGCCGGTTGTAGGGCGGCGGCTCGGTGCCGAAGAGCTCCCGCCATTGCTGCTTCAGCGCGGGCGTGGCGGCGGCCTTCAGGGCGGCGAGTCGGCCGAGCACGTCGGCGGGCGGGATGGCGGGGGCGGTGAACGCCGGCGGGGCGGTGGGCTTGGGCTTCGTCGTGCGCGTCATGCGTCTCTCCGGGTGGTCCGGTTCGCATGCAGGCGCTGGGTGGCCGGGAAGTGTAGCGGCCGCTCTCTGTGGTCAGCGGCGTCGCGCGCGGCTTCCTGGGCAGCGCGGCTCCGGAGCCGCAGCAGGCCACGGGCAAGCAGGTCGCAGACCTCGCGGAGGTGGGGCGGGAGATGCTGATTGGCGGGCGGCGTCGCGGGCAATGGCCGGATCTCGGTCAGGTTTCGAGGCACCCTCCGCACCTACTCGGATACCGCGAGATCTGTCGGGGTCCATCAACCACAGTCTTGAACGAAATAGGAACATTTCCTATGCTTACGCCTGCGTCATCTTCAGCGCCCCCCAGCCCGGCAGACCCTCATGGCGTCATTCAACCCGAAGAAATTCGCCGACCCTGACCGCCTGCGCGCCATCGCGACTCGCGGCGTTCATGGCGCCCTGGTGCGACTACCTCCGCGGCCGCGGCTTCGAGTTCCCCTCGTCGCCGCTCGTTGAGATCGACTTCGCCGGGCTCGCCGACATCCTGATGCGCCCGGACGCGGCGACGCCGGCCGACATGGTCGATGCCCTCTACTATGTGCACGAGACCGCCGGCGCGGAGGACATGGACCAGCTCCTCGCTGCCGTCCGTGCGCGCGGCTTGGCGGTGGCTGACGACCCTGGGGCGACGCCCATCGACCTGGCCATCGACGTGTGGAGCGCCGCGCCCGAGGTGGTCCGCGCCCACCATGCTGAAGCGATTGCCATGCGCCAGCAGAACTTCGAGTATTTCGGGCCAACGAACCCGGTCCGCGGCGTGTTCCCCGCCATCGACACCGAGCTACGCCAGCGCCTCGAGAGCGAGCTCGACGACTGGTTCGAGAGCCACCGGCGCGGGCGCGGCTGCCGGATGTTCGTCATCAGGCATCCGCCGATGACCTGGATCCTGGTGCGGCATGGGCAGCCCATGCGCCGGGAAGCCAGCCAGAAGGATGATGGCGGCGTCGGGACCGAGTTCTACCGCCCGCAGCGCCACGACGTGCTGATCTACGATGAGCGCAGCGGCGATGTCGGGGTGCATGCCAACACGAAGGGCGAGCGGAACCTCTACCTGCGCACCCTCGGCCACCACCTGTTTTCCGGCGAGGAGCATTTCCAGACCGCCGGGCGGTTCACCCTCGATCCCCTCATCGCGGACGGCCCGGAGGCGCTGAACGTCGAGGATGTCGACGGCATCAAGGCCGTGCGGCTTGTCGAGTATCGGCGCTATTGGGGCGGCGTGTATCGCGAGATGGAGACCCGGAAGGCCGAGGACGTCTTCGCGGCCCTGGCCGCCCGAAATATCCGCGGCCTGGCGGGCGGGAGGCTGAACAGCGCCACCTTCAAGGTGGCGTTCGAGGACTCGGAAAAGGAGCGGTCCGTCACCATCAGACCCCCAGGAATCGCGCGCTATGAGCGCAACGACGACAGCGAGCTCATCGAGCGCTGGCTGCGTGCGCGCGGCTTCATCCTTTCGGGCCAGGGTGTCGATGACGATGAAGCCGCTACCGCTGTTCTGGAACGCGCTTGATGCCCTGCCTGGCGCTGCGACCGATCGGCGCGACTGGACGGCCCGGCTCGGTGCGGAGTTCCTCGTAGCGCAGAGGTTCCTGCGCGCGACGGGGCGCCGGGTCACGTCGATCGACTGTCCCTCCCCGGGCGGTGAGGGCTGCCCGCGCGCGGTTATCAGATCGGCCGACGGCGCGCTGCGCGCCGTATGCCGGTCCGCGACGGGGCGATGCAATCCGCTCGACCTGCAGCCCGAGGACACCGATGTCCTGCAGGTGGACTTACTCCGCCTACGGCAGGCGCTGGCCTCACTGTTCGAAGTCCAGGCGGCGGCCGCCCCGCCGACTTCTAACCGCGTCGCATTGCTGGGTGAACACGCAATCGCCGCTGGCGTCGCCGCCCCGGTGATGCTCGTCGTGCCCGGTCCCATGGATGCCATCCAGTTCGACGAACTCCGCGAAGGCGGGCTGATTAGCGAGCGCGCGGTCCTGCTGGTGCCAACCGCGGCGTCGCTGCCATCGTCGATGCGGACGCGCCTTGCATCGCTCGGGCACATCGTTCTGAGCCTGAGCGATGTGACGGAGGCCGACGGCAAGGGGAACCTCATGCCGGTTCAGCCGCTCGAGCTGCTGCTGCACGAGATTCGGGCGGCGCTCCAGGCGCGGATTGACACTGCACAGGCTGGACCCACCGTTTCCCTGCCGGCTGGAGCGCGATGGGCCGAGCTGACGTTCGTCCTGGTCTCCGACGAGGTTCTGAACGTCACCTGCCGCGGCCAGACCCAGAGGCTCGAACCGGACCGGGTCGGCATGAAAGACGGGCGGACCGGGAAGCCCACCGAAGCCTGGGCCTTCCTCCAGGTCCTCGCTCGAGGTGGCGGCATCCTGGGGCCGCTCGGCCGCGATGTTGTCGAGGAACAGAAAAAGAAGAAGCAGGCGTTGAGTAGGCAGCTCGTTCGTGCCTTCGGCATCAGCGATGACCCGATCCGCTGGAGCAAGCGGGACAGAACCTACCAGACCGCCTTCGTGCCCCGCGACGAGCGACCGAAGGCCGTCAGGATGTCTGCCGGCCGCCGGTGAATTTTCACCGACGGGCCTTCCGCCATCTGCACTTTTTCTCCGCTAAAGGCGCCATGAATCCCCTGGGCTTCTCCGCAGAAGCCTCATGCCTGCCCGCGCTTCCACAGCCTCCCTGGTGAATTTTCGCCGGTCGCCATCGATCGGGCCGCGAGCCCGTCCTCGATCGACGGCGAGAACCCATGGAGCAGACTGCCCGGGACGCGGTGCTGGCCTCCCGCATACTCAAGCACATCCACAGCACGGCGAAGCGCCTGGCCCGCAGTGGTCGGATCCGCGGCATGGATGCCGAGGACATCGCGCAGGACCTCTTCCTCGATCTCTGGCGTCGGTGCCCGGCCTTCGACCCGAGCCGGGCGAGCTTCCCAACCTTTGCTGACCGGATCATCGCGCACCGCGCGGCCAGCCTGACTGCCCAGACGCAGCGGGCGCAGATCGAGCGGCGGGAAATCCGCATCGACGATCCTGTCGAGGGTGCGGACGGCAGCACCTTGGCCGACATCCTTCCGGATCCGGCTGCGCCGGACGAGCTGGATCACGGCCTCTCCCTCGACCTCCGCCGCTTCATCGAGAGCCTGTCGCCCGCCCTGCAGCGGTGCTGCGCGATCCTGGCGGAGCCGAACATCCGCTCGGCTGCGGCGCAGGCGGGGTCCCATCGCTCGTCCCTCTATGAGAACGCGCGCCGTCTCCGGAGGCGCGCCGAGCAGGCGGGTCTGCGGATCTACCTGGCCGGACCCCGACAGATTTCGACGCCCGCCGGTAGGTGCCCGGCATGAGCAGTCACCATGATGCCGGAGCGCAGCGGAGCGGAGGGCTGGTTCGCCATCTCGACCAGCACGCCCTCGCGAACCGCTGGGGCCTGTCGATCCGGACCCTTGAGCGCTGGCGTTACCTGAACCAGGGGCCCGCCTTCCTGAAATTGGGCGGCCGCATCCTCTACCGCCTCGAGGACGTCGAGGCCTTCGAGGCGGCGCAGGCGCGCGATCCGGCCGCATCGGCAAGGGCGACCGCGTGATGGCCGCGCTGGTCCGCTACGAGCAGGCCCGCACGGCGCTGGCAGAATGCGCCCGTATCGATGAGGCCTCCGAGATCCGCGACAAGGCCGCGGCGCTCGCCGCCTATGCCCGCCAGCGCGACGACCGGGACCTCGAGGTCTGGGTGCGCGAAATTCACCTGCGCGCCTGCGTCCGCATCGGCGAGCTGAGCCGCGAGCTGGAACGTGCCGAGCCTGGCGGAGCGGGCGGCGGCTCGAAGTTCCCAGCGGTGGGAACCTCGAAGGCCCAGGCGCTGGCCGACGCCGGCATCTCGACCAGCACGGCCCACCGCTACGAGGAGCTCGCTGGCGGGCGCGAGGAACAGGCCCAGGCCGCGGGCCGCGCCGCGATGGAGGCCTACTTCGCGCAGTCCCGCGCAGAAGGCGCGCCGCCGACAATGGCCGGCCTGCGCGGCGCCGTGCGCGGCGCGCTGGAGGCCACGCTCGGGCCGCTGCCGACCCGCCCGAAGCGCCCGGCCCCGCCCGCCGAGCGGCCGAAGGTCGCGCCCATCGGCGCCGACTGGGCCGATTTCACCGCCGCCGTCCTCACCGTCGCGACCCTGCCCGTCGACTTCGCCTCGCTCGCGGGCCGGGCCCCGCGTGCCCTGCTCGACGACCTGCGCGGCGAGGCACGCGAGGCGCTGCGGCGGCTGCCGCTCTGGATCAACGCATTGGAGAACGAACATGACGACACCGCGTGACCGCATGCGGACCCTGATCCGCGAAGCTCGCCTCAGCGTCCGCCACCGCGGCAGCGTGCCGGCGATCGTCGGCGAGGTCGTCCGGAATGCCGCGGAGGAGATCCGCAAGGACGACCAGCTGTTCGGCGTGGTTCTGGCGACGGCGCTGAACAAGCTGATCCGTGACGAGCTCAAGCGCAGCGCCGAGAGCGCCGACCACGCCGAGGGCCTGCGGGCGGAGCAGATGGAGATGTTCCCGCCGGATGCCCGCGCGACGGTGGAGCAGATCGGGCGTGGCGAGGTGTTCGTGCCGAGCCGCAATGCCTTCGTCCCGCTGCTGCCGAGTCACCTGCAGCCGCAGGAGATCGACGAGGCTGGGAAGTACGTCATCGACCATGGCGGCGACTGCATTCGCCGCGGCGGCCTGCTGCGCCGGCTGAGCCGGATCATGCAGACCCACCGGAAGGCAGCGTGAGGTCGGCCATGGGCAAGTCCTCCCGCGACAAGGGCCTGCGCCGCGAGCGGGCCATCGTCGACATCCACATGAAGTGCGGACTCCGCGCCGAGCGCGTGCCGCTGTCCGGCGCCGTCCGGTACCGCGGCAACGGTGCCGACGTCGACCTCTACGTCCGCGGCGCCGAGCCGCTGAAGGCGGAGGTCAAGGCGCGCGGCGAGGGCGACGGCTTCAAGACGCTGGAGCGCTGGCTCGGCCGGAACGACGCGCTGTTCCTCTGGCGCGACCGCGCGACGCCGATGGTGGTGCTGCCGCTGCATGTCTGGATCGAGATCGCGCGGCGCAGCGCGCGCTGCGCAGAGCCCGACGCCGATCGCGAGCGCGCCCGCCGCGCGCGCCAGGCAGAGGAAGGCCCGCTCCCGCCGCCCGACGCTATCGCCGAGGTGACGCCGTGACCCCGCGCACCACCCAGAGGCTGCGCGAAATCGGCGACGCGCTCCGCACTCTGGCCGGCGGCCTGCTGCTGGCCGGCGGGTTCATCGCGCTCTGCTGGGTCGCCGAGCTGGTGACCTTCCGATGAGCGTCTCTCCCATGCCGATGCCCGCGCCTGCCCGGCCGCCGGCGTCGCTCACTCAGCCGGGCGCCATCACCACCGACAGGACCAGCATGACCAACCGAACCACTCTGGCGCAGCTGCGCGAGATGGACGCCGCGCAGGCCGCCCGCCTGCCCGTCGATCATCTGGCGCTGCTGCTGGAAGAGGTCGGGGCGCTGAAGGCCGACGCCAAGCACCTCGCCGACCTGCTGCACGACGCCCTGCACGCCCGCTACGGCGAAGCGGCCGCCGCGGCCCGCCGCGCCGACGGCAAGGACACCGGCCGCGTCCGCCTGGAGCAGGACGGCTTCGAGATCGTCGCGGACCTCGCGAAGCGCGTGGAGTGGAACCAGCCGAAGCTGGCGGAGGCGGTCGCTACCATCCGCGGCTGGGGCGAGGACCCCGCCGACTACGTCACCGTCGAGATCCGCGTGCCGGAGAGCCGCTTCACGGCGTGGCCGCCGCGCATCCGCGCGGTGTTCGAGCCGGCGCGCACCGTCGCCACCGGCCGTCCCTCCTACACCCTCGAACCGAAGGACGTCGCCTGATGGCGCATGAACTCCGCATCCAGGTCGCCATCCCCCTCGAAGGCGACGCGATCTCCCGCGCGAAGGACGTGGCCGCCTTCGAGCCGACCCTCGACGCCTTTGCCGAGGCGGTGGCGCGCGCCGGCGGCGACATCAAGGTCGACGTCATCAAGGCGAAGCCGCGCACGCCGAAGGAGCCGCACTGATGGCGATCTCCCTTGCATCGCTCCGGCGGGGCGGCGAGACGCGCCCGCCGCGGATCCTCGTCTACGGCGTGGCCGGCGTCGGCAAGACCCAGCTCGCCGCCGATGCGCCGAACCCGGTGTTCCTGCAGACCGAGGACGGGCTCGGCCGCATCGACGCCGCGACCTTCGGGCTGCTGCGCAGCTTCGACGCGGTGATGGAGGCGCTCGGCAGCCTCTACACCGAGGAGCACGACCACCAGACCGTGGTCCTCGACAGCCTTGACTGGCTGGAGCCCCTCGTCTGGCAGCACACGGCGCAGGCGCACAACCAGCCGGACATCGAGTCCTTCGGCTACGGCAAGGGCTACCTCGCTGCGCTGGATACCTGGCGCAGCTTCCTCGACGGCGTGAACGCGCTGCGCGACGAGCGCGGCATGGGCGTGATCCTGATCGCGCATGCCGAAATCCGGCGCTTCGACAGCCCCGAGACCGAGCCCTACGACCGCTACCAGCCGAAGCTGCACCGCGGCGCCTCCGCGCTGGTGCAGGAGCATGTCGATGCCGTGCTCTTCGCGAACTATCGCGTCAGCACGCTGAAGTCGGACGTCGGCTTCAACAAGAAGGTGGTCCGCGGCGTGAGCGGCGGCGACCGCCTGCTGCACACCGCCGAGCGCCCGGCCTTCCTCGCGAAGAACCGCTTCGGGTTGGCCGAGACGCTGCCGCTGTCCTGGCCTGACCTCGCCGCCGGCATCCCCTTCTACGCGGCGCCACCCAGCACCGCCCCCGCCTCCACCACCGAAGCCCGGAGCTGACCCATGGCATCCCTCAATGGAACCTTTGACGCGACCGAGGTCGCCCCCGCCGTCCCGCTCGAGGTGCTGCCGCCCGGCAAATACCTCGCGCATCTGATCGAGAGCGAGATGCTGCCGACCAAGGCCGGCGACGGGCAGTACCTGAAGCTGGTGTTCGAGGTGCTGGAGGGCCCTGCCGCCCGCCGGAAGATCTTCGACCAGCTGAACCTGGTGAACCGCAACGAGCAGACGGTCGAGATCGCGCAGCGCACGCTCTCCGCCATCTGCCACGCGGTGGGCCAGGTCCACGTCAGCGACAGCGAGCAGCTGCACTTCAAGCCGCTGATCGTGACCCTGAAGGTCAAGCCGGCCGGCAACGACAAGTCCGGCATCTACCGCGAGGCGCGGAACGAGGTGGCCGGTTACTCTGCGGCGTCGGCGGGCGCCTCCGGCGGGGTCGCGCCACGCCCGGCCGCTGCGGTGCCCCGCGCGACCCCGGCGGCGCCCCCGGCGGGCACCCGCCCCGGTGCCGCCGCCACGCCACCCTGGCGCCGCAACGGCTGACGACACCGCCGGCGGACACATCCGCCGGCCCCTCCTTCCTCCCTGCGGGACCAGCCATGGCCGTCCTTCCACCGCCGTCGAGCCCCACCGTCACCGCCATCTACGCCGCCTACGAGGCGGCCGCGGATGCCGGCTACCGCGCGCATCTCGGCGCCTCGCTGATCGGCGCCGAGTGCGAGCGCGCGATCTGGTACACCTTCCGCTGGGCCACGCGCGCCCGGCACACCGGCCGGCTCTTCCGGCTTTTCGAGACGGGCCACCTGGCCGAGGCCCGCTTCGTCGCCGACCTGCGCCGCATCGGCATCACCGTGCTGGACGTGAATCCGGCGGCCGGCCGGCAGTGGAACCTCCGCGACGCCGGCGGCCACTTCGGCGGCAGCATGGACGCCGTCGCCAAGGGCTTCCCCGAGGCGCCGGCGACCTGGCACGTCTGCGAGTTCAAGACCCACAGCGCCAAGTCCTTCGCCAAGCTGAAGGCCGAGGGCGTCGCCGCCTCCAAGCCGCTGCATTGGTCGCAGATGCAGGCCTATATGCAGCTCGCCGGCCTCGATCGCGCCTTCTACCTGGCGGTCTGCAAGGACACGGACAAGCTCTACCAGGAGCGCATCCGGCACGACGCAGAGGCCGGGCTGCGCATCCTGGCGAGGGCAGCGCGCATCATCGGCGCGGCCCGGCCGCCGGCCCGCATCAGCCAGGATCCGACCTGGTGGCAGTGCCGCTTCTGCGATCACCATGCCGTTTGTCATGACGGCGCCGCGCCGGAGCGGCACTGCCGCTCCTGCCTGCATGCCTCGCCGGTCCCGGGCGGTGATTGGCATTGCGCCCGGCACAACGCCCCACTCGACCGGCGCAATCAGGAGGCGGGCTGCGCTGCGCACCTCTACATTCCGGACCTCATCGACGGCGAGCAGCTGGACGCCGGCGAGGATTGGGTCAGCTACCGGCTGCCCGACAACAGCGTCTGGCGCGACAGCGCCACCTCCTCCAGCGCGGGGGCGGCGCCGTGAGCCAGGACCTCCTCGTCATCGTCTCGGTCAAGAACAACGCACTGCTCACCGCCATGCGCGAAGCGGGGTACGAGAGCGCGGCGGCGCTGTCGCGCGCCGGCGGCGTGTCCGCCCACCGCATCTATGACTACCTGAACCTGCGCCTCGCACCGCTCCGCGAGAACGGGGAATGGCGCGCCTGCATCCTCGCCATCTCGAAGGCGCTGCGCACGCTGCCCGAAGATCTCTTTCCCGCGGCGTTCCTGCGCCGCGCGCTCACGACGAACAAGGTCACGCGCGAGGTCAGCGCGGATGAGTTGCCGGCGCTCATGGGGGGCGTGTCCTCCTCCATCGCCTACGACCCCGAGCGGAGCGTCGCCGTCGATGCCGCGCTCGACGCCCTGGACACCGCGCTGGCCGGCCTGCGGCCGCGCGAGGCGCGCATGCTGCGGATGTACTTCGGCCTGGATGGCGAGGCGCCCCGGACCCTGGAGGAGATCGGGCGATCCTTTGACGTCAGCAAGGAGCGCGTGCGCCAGACCGTGCAGCTCGCCCAGCGCCGGCTGGCCGCACCGCGGCACCAGCTCCGCCAGCGTTGCGCACCCCTCCTGGAGGATGCCGCGACGGGAGAGGATCGATGACCCTCTCCCTTCGCCCCTATCAGCGCGCCGCGATCGAGGCGCTCTACGACTATTTCGCCGCCAGCGTGGGCAACCCGCTGATCGTGATGCCGACCGGCACCGGGAAGTCCGTGGTCATCGCCGGCTTCACGCGCGAGGCCATCGCCGCCTTTGGCGACACCCGCGTACTGGTCCTCACCCACGTGAAGGAGCTCATCCAGCAGAACTTCATGGCGCTGCTCCGCGCCTGGCCCGAGGCGCCGGCCGGCATCTACTCGGCCGGGCTATCCCGCCACGACATCCACGCGCAGATCCTCTTCGCCGGCATCCAGTCGATCCACCGCCACGCGCGGCAGGTGCAGCGCTGCGACCTCGTGCTGATCGACGAGGCGCACCTGCTCGGACGCGGCGACAGCGGCATGTACCGCTCCTTCCTGGCGCAGCTGAACGAGATCAACGCGGGCTTGCTGAAGGTCGTCGGCTTCACGGCGACGCCGTATCGCCTGGACAGCGGCATGCTGCACCAGGGCAAGGATCGTCTCTTCACGGACATCGCCTTCCAGGTGCCGGTACTGGACATGATCCAGCAGGGCTATCTCTGCCCTGTGGTCCCCAAGCAGACCACAACCCAGCTCGACGTCGGCGGCGTCGGCACCCGCGGCAGCGAATTCATCGCCAAAGACCTCGAGGCGGCAGTGGACCGCGACGAGGTCACCCGCGCCGGGGTCGCCGAGATCGTGCAGCACGGCGAGGGCCGCGGCTCCTGGCTGGTCTTCTGCTCAGGCGTCGCTCATGCCCGTCACGTCTGCGACGCCATCCGCGAGCATGGCGTCAGCTGCGAGACCGTCACCGGCGACACGCCCGGCCCCGAGCGCGATGCCATCCTGGCGGCCTTCAAGGCGGGGCGGCTGCGCTGCGTCACCAACGCGAACGTGCTCACCACCGGCTTCGACGCGCCAGGGGTGGACCTGATCGCGCTGCTGCGCCCGACGAAGAGCGTCGGCCTCTACGTCCAGATGGTGGGCCGCGGTACTCGCCTCGCCGAAGGCAAGGATGACTGCCTGGTGCTCGACTTCGCCGGCAACACGGCGCGTCACGGCCCGATCGACACCGTCGATGGCCGGAAGAAGGAGAAGTCGGAGGAGCCGGGTGAGGCGCCGATCAAGGTCTGCCCGGAATGCCAGACCATCAACCACGCCAGCGTACGGCGCTGCATCGAGTGCGACCACGAGTTCCCGCCGCCGGTGGTGAAGGTGGCGCCGCAGGCAGCGTCGAACGCGCTGCTCTCGACCCAGGTCCAGGCGACTTGGTCCGACGTCACCGGGATCAGCTACGCGCGCCACGAGAAGCCCGGCAAGCCGGCGTCGCTGCGCGTCACCTATGAGTGCGGCCTCGTGCGGCACAGCGAATGGGTCTGCTTCGAGCACACCGGCTTTCCGCGCGACAAGGCGGTGGGCTGGTGGCGCCGCCGCGCCGGCAATCTGCCGCCGCCGGCGACGGTGGATGAGGCCCTGCAGCAGGTGGACCAGCTCCGCCGTCCGATCGCGATCCAGGTCCGGCCCGCGGGCCAATACACCGAGATCGCCGCCGCGAGGTTCGTGTGAGATGCGCTGCCTGTCGCCTCCGCACCGCCCGCGGCTTCGGTTGGTTCGATCCGCGCATTCGGACCTCCGAGCCGCTGCCGGCCTGTTCCATGCGCTGCATGAGCGCGCTCTGCCGGAGGTGGGGCGTGGTTGATCCCGACGAGCACGAGATTGCCGCGATCGCGGTGGCCAGCCCCATGGCCGGGGAGTATCTGGACAGCATCGGGAAGACCGACCTCGCGTTGCTGACCGAAGCCGAGTGGCTGACGCTGCTCGAGGTGATCATCACCGCCTACCAGGACGAGCTCGCGCGCCGGCTGGATCAGGGACGGCATCCGGCGCCGCCGCTCGCGGTGGGAGGGCAGTCGTGACGCAGCCCTCCTTCATGGCCGACTATGGCGAGCGGCTGGTCGACAACGGCTACTCCGTCATCCCGATCATGCCGGGCAGCAAGGTGCCGGGGCAGTTCCGCGGGGGTGAGTGGTCGCTCTATCCCGATTGGACCCGGCATTGCGACCGGCCGACGAAGTCCTTCGAGGTGGACATCTGGCGGCGCTGGCCCGGCTGCGGCGTCGGGATCGCCACCGGCGCCGTGGTGGGCATCGACATCGATATCCTGGACGGCGCGCTCGCCATCCAGCTCGCCGGCCTCGCGGCCTCCATGCTGGGCGACACGCCCTGCCTGCGCATTGGCCGTGCCCCGAAGCGGCTGCTGGTCTATCGCGCGGCCACCCCCTTCGCCGGCCGCAAGCGCCATCCTCTTGAGCTGCTGGCGCGCGGCCAGCAGTTCGTCGCCTATGCTGTGCACCCGGACACCGGTCGCCCCTATGACTGGCCGGAGGACAGCTTGGTGGAGCTGCCGCTGTCGCAACTCCCGGTGGTGGACGAAGCGGGATGTGCCGCCTTCCTCGACGCGGCCTGGCAGCTCGTCCCCGACGAGGTCCGGGTCAACTCAATCCTGGCGGACGCACCGACCAGCACCTGGCGCGGCCCGAGTGACCCGAAGGGCACGCGGGACGCCATCGCCGCGGCCCTGGCCTGGCTGCCGAACGACGACCTGCCGGGCAATGAATGGATCACCGTCGGCGCGGCGATCAAGGCCGCCCTCGGCGAGGAGGGGCGCGACCTCTGGCTCGACTGGTCACGCCAGTCCCGGAAGTCTGGCCAGTCCGGCCGCATCGACACGCCGGAGTGCCGCTGGGCCTCGCTGCGGCCGCACAGCGTCGGCGCCGGGACGATCTATTGGCTGGCGGAGCAGCGCGGCTGGGTGCCGGATCCCGCCCTGACCCTGAACGGCACGGCGGCGGAGCAGGCGGCACAGCCCCACCCGGCCGCGGCGCTGCTGGCGAAGGTCGTCGCCCCGCCGCGCCGCCGCCGAAGCCCTACCGCGTCCCGCTCGAGCTGCTGCAGGAAGGCGCGCTGAAGCTGTTCCTGGACTACGCCACCGCCAGCGCCGTCAGCCCGCAGCCCTTCCTCTCGCTCGGTGCCGCCATCTGCCTCGTGGGCACCATCGCGGGGCGCCGCTATCGCACGCCGACCGACCTGCGCAGCAACGTCTACGCCATCGGGATCGCCGACAGCGGCGGCGGGAAGGACCATGCCCGACGCTGCGTGAAGCGCGCGATCTATGCGGCCGGTCTCGACCGCTATCTCGGCGGCGAAGATCTGGCGTCGTCGGCCGGGCTGCTGACCTCCCTGCAGCGCCATCCTGCGCGCCTGTTCCAGGTCGACGAGTTCGGTCAGTTCCTGAAGCTGGTGCTGAGCCAGCGCGCGCCTGCCCACAAGGCGGCCATCTGGTCCGAGCTGACGAAGCTCTACACCTCGGCGGCCGAGCCCTACATCGGCGCCGAGTACGCCGACCAGAAGGCGCGGCCGCGGGTCACCATCGAGCAGCCCTGCGCCTGCATCTGGGGCGTCACGGTGCCCGGCCCGTTCTGGGCGGCGCTGGAGGGCGGCGCACTGGCGGACGGCTCCATCGCACGCTTCCTGGTCTTCCTGACGGACGACGACTACCCCGAGCGCAACGAGGTCCCGGCGCCGATGGACCCACCGCCGGCGCTGGTGTCGGCGCTGCAGGCGATCGCACGCGGCGTGCCGGGCCACAGCCATGGCGGGAACATCGCCGACGCCATGGAGTCTTCGGCGCCGATCCACGCCTACACGGTGCCGCTTGGCCCTGGGGCCGAGGCCGCGATGGCGCGCGTGCGTCGCGAGGCCACCGACCTGTTGCGCTCGCACCGCGGGACCTACGCCACCGCCCTGTTCGGCCGCTACGCAGAGAACACCGCGAAGCTGGCGATGATCGCCGCGATCAGCCGTGACCCGGCCAGGCCCGTCACAGAGGCGGAGGACATCACCTGGGCGGCGGCCCTGGTCGAGCACTGCATCGGCACGTTGCTGCGCGAGGCCGACCGCCGCGTCGCGGACAACGACACCGAGGCGAAGCACAAGCGCGTCCTGGAGATCATCCGCAGCGCCGGCGAGATCAGCCGGAACGCGCTGGTCCGGAAGACGCAGTTCCTGTCGAAGCGCGAGCGCGAGGAGATCTTCGACGCGCTGGTCGAGGGCGAGCTGGTCACACGCAGCATGAAGCCGACCGGGACGAAGCCGACGATGCTGTTCATCGCGCGCGGCGCGCCCGAGGCGACTGCTGGCAAGGAGGCCGCTCCTTGACGCATTCGATCCATCAAGCTCGGCGACCGCCTCGAAACCCCGGCGGGAGGCCGGTTCCACGCGCATACGTCAATACGTCAATCCGTCACGCGGGCGCACACGGGTACCTGTGGGTCGCGCGCGGGCGGAGAGAGAGACCCTTTGACGAATTGATATATTGATGAATCTCACAATAGATCCCCCTTCGCACGTGCGCGCGCGCGCGAAGCACGACCTCCCGTCCTCGCAGTGCCCGCAGCGGCTGCCGGGCGGTCCGCTGCCGCCGAGGTCCAGCCTCGATCGCGGCACGCGCAGCGCGACCACCACGCCCGAGATGGAAGCGCTGCGCCGCCGTGTCTGGCAGCAGCAGGGCGTCGTCTCGCTGCGCCTTGAGGACATCACCGACCCCTGGCTGCGCCAGGCGATCCAGAACGAAGCCGTGCGGCGCTGGGGCCCGCGGCAGCAGGAGACCACCCATGGCCGGTAAGCGGAAGGCGAAGACCCCGAAGCGGGACGAGGCGCTCAGCCCGTCGAAGTGGCGGCTGCAGCACGGCGGCTTCTCGGAGCCGATCCGCGAGGCGGACCCCGAGACAGGCAGCCCGGTGCAGCATCGGCGGGCGGTGGACACGCTGGGCATGATGCTGGCCAACGGCACCATCACGCAGGAGATGCACGACGCTGGTGGCTACTTCCGCGCGCTGTCCCGGCGTGCCGCGCTGGACGGCATGGCGCGCTCGCCGCTGATCCGGCTGCCTAGGAAGACGGCCGACGCGCTGTCGGAGCGGAACATCGACGCGCGCCGCAAGATCGCCGACGCGCTCGATGCACTTGGTGGACACGACAGCGCAGCGGGCTCCTGCGCCTGGTACGTCGTCGGCCTCGAGATGTCCGTGCGCGAGTGGGCGATGCGGCAGGGATGGGGAGGACGCCCTGTAGCGCCTCCGCAGGCGCAGGGCATGCTGGTCGCGACGCTCAACGTGCTGGCGGGGCACTTCGGGCTCGTGCCGCGGACGAGGGCGGCGTGACGCCGTGCGATCTCATGAAGAAAAATCGCGCGAGCGAAAACAAGCGTAGCGCAGCGAAAGACTGTCGCGTTGCGAAGCGAAATCCACACGGCATATCATCAGGACACCTCGAAAAGGCGCGACCGCGCTGCGGCTCAACAGCCACATCGTCGCTCGATCGAGACAGTGGCTCGCGAGCCGCAGGGTCCTTCCTGGGCCCGGCGTATGCGGGGGGCGGAAGCGCACAACATCGCTAGCGCCTGGCCCGAAACATGGTTCGCAGTTCGCACCCTTCGGCTCTGATCTCAATTGCTTAGCTGCGAACCATGGCCGCGTCGGTTCGCAGCCGCGGTTCGCATGGTTCGCACCCACCCTGATCTCGGATGGCCCGATGACGCTCCCCTGGATGGCAGCGAAGATCCTGCTGCGCCCGGTGGCGGAGCTGCGCGCGCATCCCGGCAATGGGCGCGTGCATGGCGCCGCGCAGATCGAGCAGATCAAGGCCAGCATGCTGGCGTTCGGCTTCACCAACCCGCTGCTGGTGGACGAGGCCGGCGTGCTAATTGCCGGTCACGGCCGGCTCAAGGCCGCGATGGCGCTCGGCATCGAGAAGGTGCCGACGATCGTGCTGCGGCACCTCTCCGCGGCGCAGAAGGAGGCGCTCCGGCTCGCCGACAACCGCATCGCGGAGAATGCGACGTGGGATCAGGCGCTGCTGCGCGACGCGCTGGCTGCCGCGCAGGCGGCGCCTGATCTCGACCTTGCGGCGCTCGGCTTCTCGGCCGCGGAGCTCGACGACATCCTCGCGGCGGCTGGAGATGCCGTGTCCGACGGCGACGCGCCCGAGGCCCTGTCGACGCCCGCGGTTCAGGGGGGCGGGGACGGCGCGGCGGGGGCGGAAGCGCAGGCGGAGGATGATCCCGCCGATGCCAAACCCGACCCGCCGCGCCAGGCGGTCACCCGGCCAAGCGACCTCTGGCTGCTCGGCGAGCACAGGCTGCTCTGCGGCGACAGCACCGACGCGGCGTCGGTTGGCCGGGTCCTGGGCGAGGCCCGCGCTGCGCTGCTCTTCACCAGCCCGCCCTACGGGAACCAGCGCGACTACACTACCGGCGGCGTCTCCGATTGGGACGCGCTGATGCGCGGCGTGTTCCAGCACCTGCTGGCGACCCTCACCGGGGACGGCCAGGTGCTGGTGAACCTCGGCCTGATCCACCGGGAGGGCGAGTGGCAGCCCTACTGGCAGGGCTGGCTCGACTGGATGCGTGTCCAGGGATGGCGCCGCTTCGGGCTGTATGCCTGGGACCAGGGCCCCGGCCTGCCGGGGGACTGGAACGGGCGGCTCGCGCCGGCCTTCGAGCTGGTCTTCCACTTCAACCGTGAGGCCCGCGCGCCAAACAAGATCGTGCCGTGCAAATGGGCTGGCACGCCGAACAAGGGCAGCGGGCTCCGCGCCGCCGACGGGGAGGTGAAGGCCTACACCCACATCGGCCTGCCGGTGCAGGAGATGCGTATCCCCGACAGCGTGCTGCGCATCACCCGCCACAAGGGTCGCGGCATCGAGACCGAGCACCCGGCAGTGTTCCCCGTCGCGCTGCCAGAGTTCCTGATGCGCGCCTACACGGACGAGGGCGACACCGTGTTCGAGCCGTTCGGGGGCTCCGGTACGACCATCCTGGCGGGGCAGCGGACCGGGCGGCGCGTCCGCGCGATCGAGCTCGCCCCCGCCTATGTGGACCTCGCGATCGCACGCTGGCGCATGCTGCACCCCGACCTGCCGGTGATGCTCGACGATGGCCGGGACTACGATGCGGTGGCGGCAGCCCGCGCGGAGGTGGTGCCCGATGCTGCGTGATCTCGCGGTCACCACCATCCCCGTCGCCGCGCTCGTGCCCTACGCCGAGAACGCGCGCACCCACTCCGACGACCAGGTGGCGCAGATCGCCGCCTCCATCGCCGAGTTCGACTTCGTGAACCCGGTGCTGGTGGACGCCGCGGGCGTGCTGGTCGCCGGTCACGGCCGCGTCATGGCGGCGAAGCGCCTCGGCATGGTGGCGGTGCCGGCGATCCGGCTCGCCCACCTGACCGAGGCGCAGGCCAGGGCGCTCCGCCTGGCCGACAACCAGATCGCATTGAGCTCCGGCTGGGACGAGGCCCTGCTCGCCATCGAGATCGCTCGCATCCGCGACGAGGCGGTGGTGGACCTCGACGTCCTGGGCTTCTCAGGGATGGAGCTCGACCGGCTGCTCGCCGCCGCGGATGCTGGCATCGACGAGGATGCCGACGATGCACCCGAGCCGCCGGCTGTACCGGTCAGCCGGGCCGGCGACCTCTGGCGCTGCGGGGACCACCGTCTGCTCTGCGGCGACGCCACGAGCCTCGACGACGTGTAGCGAGCCCTCGGCACCGACCGCCTCGCCGACATGGCCTTCACGGACCCGCCCTACAACGTCGCCTACCAGGGCGGCACCGCGGCGAGGATGACGATCGCCAACGACGCGCTCGGCCAGGGCTTCCTCGACTTTCTCCGCCCGGCGCTGGCGAACCTGCTCTCGGTGACGAAGGGCGCCTGCTACGTCTGCATGTCCTCGTCCGAGTGGCCGACGCTGCATCGCGCCTGGCAGGAGGCCGGCGGGAAGTGGTCGAGCACGATCATCTGGGCCAAGAACACCTTCGCCCTTGGCCGCGCCGACTACCATCAGCAGTTCGAGGCGATGCTTTACGGCTGGAAGGCCGGCGCGCAGCACTACTGGTGCGGTGCCCGCGACCAGGGGAATGTCTGGCACTTCGACAAGCCGGCCAGGAACGACCTCCACCCGACCATGAAGCCGATGGCGCTGGTCGAACGCGCGATCCGCAACAGCAGCAAGCAGCGCGACACGGTGCTGGACCCGTTCGGTGGCTCCGGCACGACGATGATTGCGGCGGAGCGTACCGGGCGGCACGCGGTGCTCCTCGAGCTCGATCCGGCCTATGCGGACGTGATCGTCCGGCGCTGGCAGGAGGCGACTGGCCAGGCTGCCATCCTGGACGGCGAGGATCGCGCCTTTGCGGACATCGCCGCGGCACGCGGCGTCGGCGATCATGATGTGACCCACACCGCCGAATCATAGCAATCGCGCGCCGCTCCATCTTGCTTGGCTCGGGCGCGGCACAGCGCGAATGGTCCGTCACGCGCAGGGGATGCCCTGCACCACGACGGAGACGACCATGACCGACCGCGAAGCCCGCGCCGCCCGCAACCAGCAGAAGAGCCTCGAAGCCTTCCTGCAGCAGAAGGCCCGCTTCGACGCGATGGTCGCGGAGCTTCAGCAGATGAGCGCGGATCACTTCGGCGCGGATCCCGAGGAGGTTCTCTGGGGCAAGGCCGCGACGCTGGAACACTGGAACAGCCGGCTGGCGAGCGTGACGGACTGCTACTTCAAGCGCGGCGAATTCCCCGAGTAGCGCGCGGCACCCGCCGCGACGCGGCGCCGCCACCGCCCCGACAGGCCAGGCCTGCGGGGCTCGGGGTGGTAGCACCCGGCTGGTCGGGTGCCGAACCGGAGACCCCGACGATGAAGCTTTCCGACACCCAGCGCGTGATCCTGAGCGCCGCCGCGCAGCACGAGATGGGCCTCGCCCGCGCGCCGAAGACCCTGCCGGCCGCGGCGCGCAACGCGGTGTTCCGCAGCCTGATCAAGAACAACCTGCTCACCGAGATCAACGCCCCGCGGGAGCATGTCGGGCTCGGCTGGCGCCAGGACGAGGACGGGACCTGGATCGTGGCGCGCATCACCGATGACGGTCTGCGCGCCATCGGCATCGATCCGAACGCGGGCGACGCGCGCGAGGAGGACGAGCAGAGCGCCGAGGCCATCGCGCGCCGCAACGCGGAGCGCCGCACCGCCGAGGAGGCCGCCGCGACGGTGGCCGACGCGGCACCCACGGGCGGGGAGGACGCCGCGGAGGGGTATGCCCCCGCGGACGAGCCCGAGCCCACCCAGGGCGCGCCCACGCCCGCCCCGCGCGCCAGCCTGCGCGACGCCGCCGCGGCGGTGCTGGCCGCCTGGGACGACGAGGCCAACCGCGAGACGGACATGATCACCGCCCTCGACGGCCCGATGCAGGTGCTCCGCGTCGCCTTGGCCGGCAAGCCGCCCCGCGCCGCGCGCGAGCCCGGCGCGTCGCGGAAGCCGCGCGAGGGGACGAAGCAGGAGGCGGTGCTCGCCCTGCTCCGCCGCGAGGAGGGCGCGACCATCGCGCAGATCTGCGAGGCGACGGGCTGGCAGCAGCACACGGTCCGCGGGTTCTTCGCGGGTCTGAAGAAGCGCCAGGGGATCGAGGTGCAGGTGCTGGAGCGGGTGCGCCAGGTCGGCCCGAACAAGGAGGGCGCCCGCGGGTCCTACACGGTCTACCACCTGCCTGCCTGACGCGCGCCAGCCACAGCGGCCGGGATCATCGAGCGCGCCGGGGATCATCGAGATCTCCGGCGCTTTCTCAAGTTGGCTGCGCCGAACCACAGCGCGAAGCGTCCGTCACGCGCAGGCAACCCGCCGCGCAGCACGGAGACGGACGATGCAGCAGACCGTAACCATCAGGCACCTCAAGGGCCTTGCCGAGCACGCTCGCCTGAGCCACGCGCATTGGCTGCGCAGCGCGCGCCAGGGTGGCGGCGGGAACTATGGCCCCGCCTACTGCATCGAGGGCGCCGGCATCTGGCGCCGCCGGCTCGGCGAGCCGCTGGTGCAGATCCGCGACGCGGAGCGGGCGCGATGAGCGCCCGCGGAGAACGCCGCTGGATCGTGCTCGGCCAGGACGGCCGGCACGTCACGCTGGGGCGCGCGACGTCGCCCTCTGCGGAGGAGATCGCCGCCGCGAGCAAGGCAATGGAGTCGCAGGGCCTCACCGGCTGGATCGCCACGCTGGATGGCGACTATTGGGGTCGCGGGCGCGTGACGCTCGCGCCCGTGCAGACCATTGGCGCCGCCGCGACGTTGGATTGGCCCCCGGCGGTCGCTGGCTTCCTGGAAGCCCGCCAGCGCGCGCGGCGCGCTGCCTGACCCACACCCCGCGCGCGGCGGGAGAGATGCCGCCGTGCCAGAACTCACCCCTTCCACGCGCGAGGCCGCCCGCCGCATCGGCATCACCGAGACGGCGCTCCGCAAGGCCGAGCAGACGAACCGCATCGCCCGCGAGCCGGACGGCCAGTGGGATATCGACAAGACCCGCCGCCGCCTGGTGGAGACTGCGGATCCCGCCCGGTCGCCGCTGGCCAATGGTGGCGGGGGCGGAGGGGCGGAGGGAACGCCCTACGCCCGACTGAAGGTCGCGCAGCTCGCGCTGAAGGTCGAGGCGCAGCGGCTGGCGCTCGACGAGAACAAGCGCCGGCTGCTCGACGCCGCGGAGGCCAACGCCACGATCGACGAGATCGCCGGCGCGATGCGCGACGCACTGCTGAACTGGCCGGCCCGCGTGTCCGGCCTGATCGCCGCGGAGCTCGGCGTCGACCCGCACCTGCTGCAGACCGTCCTGCAGGGCCACATCACCGACCTGCTCTCGGAGGCGGCCGATCGCTTCGATCCCCCAGGCATCGGCGGAGATCGGGCCGCGGACCCGTGACCATGTCCGGCGCCGGGCGGGGAGCATGCTCCGCCCGCCGCCGCAGCTCCGGGTCTCGGAATGGGCCGAGCGGCATCGAATCCTCGGCAGCCGCGCCTCCGCGGAACCCGAGCCGTGGCGGACCAGCCGCACCCCGTACCTGCGGGAGGTGATGGACGCGCTCTCCGCGGTGCACCCCGCCCGGCGCGTGGTGTTCATGAAGGGCGCCCAGGTCGGCGCCACCGAGGCCGGGAACAACTGGCTCGGCTACATCCTGCACCACGTGCCCGCCCCGGTGCTGGCGGTGCAGCCCACGGTCGAGCTCGCGAAGCGCTTCTCGCGCCAGCGAGTCGATCCCTTGCTGGAGGAGACGCCGGCCCTGAGGGAGCGGGTCGCGCCGGCCCGCGCACGGGACAGCGGCAACACGCTGCTGTCGAAGGAATTCCCCGGCGGCATCCTCGTGCTGACCGGCGCCAACAGCGCGGTCGGGCTGCGCTCGATGACGGCGCGGTTCCTGTTCCTCGACGAGATCGACGCCTATCCCGGCGACGTCGAGGGCGAGGGCGATCCGATCGCGCTGGCCGAGGCCCGCGCCCGCACCTTCGGCTGGCGCCGCAAGGCCTTCCTGGTCAGCACGCCCACCATCGCCGGCCGCAGCCGGATCGAGCGGGAATACGCTGCCTCCGACCAGCGGCGCTATTTTGTGCCGTGCCCGCACTGCGGCGAGATGCAGTGGCTGCGGTTCGAGCGGCTGCGTTGGGAGAAGGGCGACCCGCGCTCAGCGCGGTACCACTGCGAGGCCTGCGACGAGCCGATCGAGGAGCACCACAAGACGGCCATGCTGGCTGGCGGCGAATGGCGGGCGACCGCCACCGCCGAGGACCCGCACACGGTCGGCTTCCACATCTCGTCCCTTTATGCCCCGGTCGGCTGGTACTCGTGGGAGCAGGTCGCGCGGGATTGGGAGGCGGCGCAGGGCTAGCCCGAGGACCTGAAGACCTTCCGGAACACCGTGCTCGGCGAGACCTGGCAGGAGCGGGGCGAGGCGCCGGATTGGGAGCGGCTGGTCGAGCGGCGCGAGGACTTCCGGATGGGCGTCGTGCCTGCCGGCGCGCTGTGCCTGACCGCGGGCGTGGACGTGCAGGACGACCGCCTCGAGTGCGACGTCTGGGGCTGGGCGGAGGGGTACACCTCATGGCTGATTGATCACGTCGTCATCGCCGGCAACCCGCGCGAGCGGGAGCCGTGGGACGCGCTCGCCGGGATCCTGGCACGCGACTGGCCGCGGCACGGTGGTGGTGCGGTACGCATCGCGCGGCTCTGCGTCGACACGGGTGGGCGCGACACCGCGGCGGTCTACGGCCACCTGCGTCGGCTGCACGACCCGCGCATCGCGCCGACCAAGGGCGTGGACGGCTGGAACCGCGCGCAGCCGGTCCAGGGCCCGACGCCGGTGGATGCGCTGGTCGATGGCCGCAAGCTCCGGCGCGGCCTGAAGCTCTGGACGGTGTCGGTCTCGACCTGGAAGGCCGATCTGTACCGCCGCCTCTGGCTCAGCCGCGGTGAGGCGGAGGACTTCCCATCCGGCTGGGTGCACCTGCCGCAGGGCATCGAGGCCGAGTGGGTGAAGCAGCTGGTCGCCGAGCAGCTGCACACGGTGAAGGACCGCCGCGGCTTCGCGCGGCAGGAATGGGCGAAGCTGCGCGAGAGGAACGAGGCGCTGGACTGCGCGGTGCTGGCGCGGGCGGCGCTCTGGCTGCTCGGTGCCGACCGCTACGGCGAGCGTTTCTGGGCGCAGCTGCGCGAGCAGGTGGCCAACGCTCCGCTGCAAAGGAGCGAGATTCCCACTGGCGGGAATGTCGCTCCGCCACCGCCACCGCAGGTCGCGACTGAAAACCACCGCCCGCGCGGCTGGCTCGCGCCGCGCAGCGGCTGGCTGCGCTGAAGAGGGAGGACGCGCATGGACCCGACCGTCCTCGCCTGGGCGCTGGCGCAGCCCACCGGCAGCCGCGCCGCTGCCCTGGCGTCCGCCTACACGGGCGGCACGACCCGTGTGACCTTCGATGGGCGGACCGTGGAGTATCGTAGCCTCGACGAGCTCGGCCGCGCGCTCGCCGTGCTGCGCGGCGCGGAGATGACGGCGGCGCGCCGTCCATCCGTGACGCTGGCCAGCTTCTCCCGCGGGGGAAGCACGTGATGGGCCGGCTGCGAGACGCGTGGAACGCGCTGCGCGGCTACGCCGCCGCGCAGGACCACCGCGCCTCCGCCTGGGCGCCGTCCGGCGGCAGCGCCACGGCCGAGGTCGGCATGGCCGCGGCGACGGTGGCGCGCCGCGCCCGTGACGCCGTCCGCAACGACCCCTACGCCAGCCGCATCGTC